TCTATACAATTCAGAAATCTTTTATGCATTTACACAAAATATTTTACGCTCTCAAAAATATTGATTGATGCACCAGCAACGGTTCAGTGGGTGACATTTGGTAGTAGCATGATTGGTGTGGTGCTTGCCTTATTTGTGACAACTTATATTGGTTATTTCGTTTATTGGCTTGCACAACATTTTATGGATGTCCCATTATTAGATAAAAAACAAGTGAAGCGCAGTTTTTATCTAACCACTTGTATTTCTGATGTGATCATCAACTTCGTTCATTTAATTTTGGTGATTATTACTGGTGGGTTCTTACAAACGGCTGCCACGACTACTTTAAGTGTATTAAGTGCTTTGTTAATGGCCATTTTAATTTATGCATTTTTCGTTTATTTGTTACAAAATATTAAATTAGGCCGTGTCATTGCAGTTGTTATTTTAGTCTTAAATTTGCTGCCGGTGATCGGGCAAATATTGAAATAGTTTAAGCATAGTTTTTATTGTTATTTATTATTAAGCACTGTTTATCAGACGTAATTATTTTTCTTCTTTGGGATCATTAATTATAAAATCTGACTTAGAAGAAATGAACTTTTACGAATCGTTGCTATGAGAAATTAGCATAAAATATTTGGATTTTGCAAAGGAATTTATCTGTTCAAAATCTAGTTGCGCGACTTGGTTTTGAGAACATTCATCAATCGAATTGTGACGCTTATAGCAAATTTAGCGACGTTAATAGTCAAATATGTTAAGTGCATCCAAGCCGATTATACTTATTGGTGAGGGATGAAATGTTAGTGAGGAAAAGTTGATTAAGTTAAATGGCGGCAACGGTTCCTGCTATTATCTATCAAGAAGCAGGCAGCAACAAATGCCTGCTTCTTTATTTTAATGACTATGTGTAAAAATAGAATAGTATAAAAAGGATGATAAGAAATGAAATCTAATGAAGAAGAGATTACTAGAAAAAATACTAAACAGTATGTTAAGGAACTCTACAGTCTTTTAATGAAACGACCAGATCAATCCGCCGAGCTGCTTAATATTACTGATGTTTTGTTACAAGTCTATAAAAAGATCGACCAGGTTAAAAACCCAGAAGCATTAGTAAATCGGTTGATTAATTACATTAGAATTTTAGCCAGTAAAGGCCGGATTCATTTTCCCGCTCCACAAGAAGATTTAATCATTAAACTTGGGGCGATCGGACAAAAGGCAGGGTTAAACGGGTTGTATATGGCGGACTTTTCGGACAAATCACAATTTTATAGTCCCTTGGAAAAAATGCCCCGCCGAGAATAGGGCTAATTATCCAGCCTTATTTTGCAGGTGAAGGATAAATAGTCACAATTAGTAAATGTAACCAGCAGCGGATTAAAACAAGCACTTAATGTATTTACAGATTTACAGTTATTATTAAAGTAGCTTAATGAATCTAGGTGCTATCTTTGTTTTTGGAAAATTTGGTACTAGTTCATTTAATTGGGGCAAGAAATTCTACGTAGTTAATAGTTGGGCTCAAAATAGAATAAATAATGGGATTGATGTTGATGAATAAAAAATCAAATAAACTATTTGAGGACATAAGCAAGACATATGCTGACCAACAAGTGCAAAACAATCCAGAAATAGCTAAGCTATTATTAGACTGTGGAGAATCTTTACAAAATGGTGATCGACAACAACTTGTCTGTACGCGATTAAGTAATGGTATTGCTTCCTATTTGTTAGGGCATCAGTTTAAGGCTCCAAAAAGTGTCCTCAAACTTTATTCACAAATAGAAAAGAGTGCTAGTACTTATCGTGGGGCAATGTCGAGCAGTATCTGGCTTAATGAATTATAAGCTTGTTATTCAAAAAATTTGCTAATTGAGGTTAAGCTATAAACTGCATTGATTAAGTCTGGGTAGCTTCTATAATTCACCATAAGATTGGTACTTGCTAAGAATTGAATATAAAGAAAAACACTCTATAATAGGGTGTTTTTCTTTATATTCGGGGCATTCAAATTTAAGGGGTAAAATTATGAACAAGGAACAGTTACTACAACAAAAAAGGTACGGGAAAGCAACCTTACATGGTTTATATAACAGTCTGGCCGCAAATTTTCAACCTGGCGTTTCTGATATTCGCGAAGCATTGTTAGGTGTATACCAGAAAACGGATAAACTGTCTGATATTGAACCGATTTATAATAGGTTAGCAAATTATATTTATTTTACTGGCATCACTCTTTAAATCCACTTTACAAAAGAGCAGGATGAGTATACTGCCCAAATCGCAAAAATCGGAAGGTTCGCGATGCTGTGCGGTGGTTCATGGGGCGGCGATTATTCTTATAAAGAACAATTTTTATAAGCAATATAAAATGCTATGATTGATATCATATTGTGGGTTTTATCCAAATTAGTGCGTTTGTAATTAGACGATACAGGTTATCGATAGTTTAAATTGCACTGCTTTACGTACAATCTTTTTAATTGTTTTAATAAAAATAATCCCGCTAAACATATATTTAGCGGGATTATTATTTCGTTTTTATTCTTATTATAACTGATATGCGCCCGGAGGGAATCCTTATCCTTGGTTTGACAACGTTTTTGATGGTTCTGTGCACAAATCGTGCACAATATTTTGCAAGGTATCTGCTATCTGATTGTCAGTCCTAACCTGGTATTCATCAATCATATATGAGTATATCTTACTTGTGATTCCAATATCAGCGTGACCAAGTCTTTTTGAAATTGCGTACAGGTCTATTTGATTAGCAAGGAGATAGGCCACATGAGTATGACGCAGAGAATGAAAATGGAAACCTTGCCGATTTATTCGGTTAGCTTTTAATGCATTTCTGAGCGCCTTGTTAACTGCGTTAGAGGTTGGGGCTTTGCCAGATTGGCCTAGAAATATTTGTGTTTTATCAGATTTGGGCTGACTTACTTTTTTTAATTGCTTAAAAACATTTAACAAATCATCGTTTATACGAATGATGCGGTTGGATGTTTTATTTTTAGTTTCCTTAAATTCGTGGTTTAACTCATTGTAAGCCCGTACTATGTTAATTGTTTTAAAGTTAAAATTAATATCTCGCCATTGCAAGCCTTGAATCTCACCTAAGCGCATGCCGGTATAAATAGCAGTTAAAATCATATAGCCACTAGCATATTTAGGATTTAATTTTTTAAGAATATAAGTAGTTAGCTGTTGCATCTCTTTTATATTTAAATACTCAATTTGCTGAGTACGTTTTTTATCAAAAATTAAAGTAGTCCGTGTTATAAAGTCTCGCTTTACAATACCATCATAAACTGCGTTACGGATGCAAGCATGAATACAGGTGTTAACTTTATGAACAGTTGCTTTTGCGTGATTAGCGCCATATTTTTGTAAGAATTTTTGATAGTTTTGCGCATTTAAACTGGTTAATTGCATTTTGGGAAGATATTTGTTGATAACGTTGAAAGTGTATTCATATGCCTTTAATGTACGAGGTGATACAGCAGGGGCTTTATAAAGCTCATACCATTGTTTAAAATAGGCAGCCAAGGTGATATTGGTATCAGGACCTAGCTCATTATCGTTAGCTTTAAGCTCATAATCGTTAGCGAATAATTGGGCTTCACGTTTAGTTTTAAAGCCACTTTTTGATTTAGAACGTCGTTTACCATTTTCATCATAATAATTAACGCGTGCTTGCCACTTACCGTGCCGCTTTATGATACTTGCCACTGTGATATCCTCCTTGTAAATAAAATCAATCATATGTAAAATAGAGTATGCAAAAAGAGCCATGCAACATGGTAATTTTGCGTTGGCACATCCGCAACTTTGGTCGGTGGGGATGTGTTATTTTTATTAGTCTATATTAATTTCAACAGGTTTAACAAAGTCTTTGGTTTTACTGCTGCCAGCGATTAACATCGTATTGTCAGCGTCCATTTTATAGCCAAACGTGATTGTATCAGCATTGTTATTTAACTTTTTAGCTTCATTACTAATAATATCTTGGATCCCAGCAATATACATCTTTTGATCATCACTGGCATTTCCATTATCAATAGCATTTTTATCAGTTTTAAGCTTTTCGATTGTATCCTTATCTTTAACAGTAACTTTTATTTCTTCGTGTGGTTTATTATCCTTTGATTGATCGTCAACCACATCAGTTTTCACATCGACCGCTACAATTTTATCGTTGTCTGAATTAAACTGTTTTTCTAAATCCTTTGTAATTTTAAGATTGTTAGCGGAAGCTTTAGTGCTTGTAGTTTCGGTTCTATTATTATTTGCATTACTGGAATTATTATTGGTGCACCCCACAGCACTAACTCCCAGCAAAGCCGCTGCACACATTAAATATAACTTTTTCATAGTCTCACTCCTATGTTAAATAAGTTATTGGCTTGTTTTAACAGGATCTATCCCACACTTGTTCGTAGCAAGTGTGGTTTTTTATTTTATAAGTTCAATATTTGATTCTTTTTCTTTTCGAATTCTTCTTGAGTTAAAATTCCTTGATCGAGCAATTCTTTGTATTGTTTAATTTCTTCTGGCCCAGTTAGCGAATTTGATTTTGCTACTGGATTATTCAATTCAGAGATTTTAGTTTCGATGTATGACTTTAGTTCTTCCATATCCTTTAATGTTTTTTTATCAGCAAACATAACAGTATTTTCATCTGTGGTAGCATCAAAAAGGCCGCCTTTTGATTCATTTCCACCAGCAATACTGAATTGAATATAGCCAGAGGTGACTACGCCTGGTTTTTTTAATTGAATGGCACTAATACTTGAAAAAGGAATTAATTTAGCACCCTTTAATCCTTGATTAATAAAATTAAGCATACCTTTGCGACGAATTGTCACACTAGTATCATTAACATCAATAAAAGTGTGTCCTGCGTATTTACATTCATAAGTTCGTTTCAAGGAATAACCCTCCATAATGATCATTGGTTTGAAGTAGAGAAATTATTAATCATCTAAATGTTGGATTGCATAGTCTGCTTCTTCAGCAGTAAATTGCTCGCCTGCATCAGATGTAAGCTGGTCTCTAACTGCTTCAGGGGACATATCCATGTCTTCTTGATACTCTTTTGCTTTTTTCAGGGCATTGGCGTTCCAATCAATATCATCCAAGTTATCCATTGCATATTGTGCTGCTTCCTCTGAAAATTGTTCCCCAGCGTCTGCAGTTAATTGGTCATAAATCCCTTGCTTAGACATGTTCATTGTATCTGCATAGTCTTTTGCTTTGTTAAGGGCAGATCTATATTCAGTTGGGACCTTAGACTCTTTTGATGAAGAACTACTTTTAGTGTTCTCAACCTTGCTATCGTTACTGGCGCTGCTTTTTGTTGTGTCATCTCCCATTTGTGACACAATCCCGACAATCAGAATTACAACTAATAGTAAAAACCAAAAACGTTTATAAAATGGTTTTTTCTTAACATAAACATTCCCATTTTCATCCTTGATCTTCTTTGACATAACAATCTCCTCCTATGATATAATTAAGTTGTTACCTTCTTTATCATAAAGAGCAATCCTCTAATCGTTCCCGCGGTTAGGGGATTTTTTATATTGCAGCAGATTGGTCGGGGCTTAAACGATAAAAATTAAATGTATTATTAACTTTTACTAGGTATTTTCCATCTGTCGTGTGAATAGTAAACCGAGTAGGATAAACACTTTTTAAATATTTAACCGCATTATGTAAAAATTCTGACGTAATATCTAAATGTTCTGCTATTTCCCATTCTGTATTTAAGTCATTTTTCCAGCAATCAAATAAATCATCAATAGTCACAATGTCTTTGTATGCTAAATGACGCGCAATTAGTTCTTGCTTACGAATGGAAAGCCTTTCATAATAATCCATATTAGGGCGCTCTAGCAAAATATTAACAGCCGTTAAAACATGGTAAAATTCTTCTTTTAAGATTTGGTATTTATCTGCTTCAGATTGTTGGGGCTCAATAAAAATATAGGCTTGATTATCTTTGATTTTAAAAGTTCCCCACCAATCAGTATTTTGATACAGATTTTGTGGTTCTAAAACAATAATTTCTGGATACAACTCATTAACCAAATTTTCGTATTTATTCATCGGCAACACCTACTTGCCATTTTTTCTATTATATTTTTTGATTTCTTCTTCGAGAAAATCAGTCCGTTTTTTAATATCCTTGTTGGAATAAGTTTGATCAATATTATCAGCATGTGCGGCAAGGGCGTTGGGAGAATTAAAAATATCTTCTTTTTCTTGTTCGTATAATTGTGTGTTTATAAAATTAAATACACGTTGCTTTCTATCTTTATTTAATTTTTTTATCAGGATAGTAATTTTTTGGTCGATGCTTTGGTCAAAGTCATCTCCATCTGTAATATAACCAATGCTGACGTGAAAAATATCGGCCATTTTTTGTAAAGCGCCCATCCTTGGACTTTTTAATCCGGTTTCCCAGTTTGAAACAGATTGTTTCGAAACCCCTAGACGCTCTGCTAATTGATCCTGTGTCCAGTCTCTTTTAGTTCTGAGTGATTGAATTTGCTGAGCAATTTTATTTTGAGCCATAATATTATCACTTCCTATCTATATCACGTAATAAGAATAACATAATGTAACACTATGTCAACCAAAAGTTTAACAAAGTTATATAAAGTTATTGACTATAACTTTAAGTTGACTTATACTGTTTATATACACAGAGGGGAGGGACAGAAAATAGTGTTGGATATGAGACGTATTACTTTAAAAGCAGCAAGAATTAATGCTGGGTTTAGTCAAAACGAAGCAGCTAATGAACTATCAAAATACTTTGGTATAAAGGTTTCCCGCCAACGTATTTCATTCTATGAAAAGCATCCAGAAGAGACTCCAATAGGATGGGGTGATGCATTTGCTAAATTGTATGAATGGCCCAGAGACGGAATTAATTTTGCACCCGAGTCAACTTTAAGTTATTAATTTTATAAATGGACATAATTATCAAATTTTTTTAAAGGAGGGTATTTAAGCATGAATAGTTTAGTTGTCATGAAAAACAAACAAGCAGTAACAACAAGCTTACAAATTGCAACTAGTTTTAATAAAAGACATGATCACATATTACGTGACATAAGGAACCTTGAAAAAGATATCCCCAAAGTTGGGGAGAAGAATATGTGTAATTTTACGCAAATGTTTTTTACAGGAAAGGCAGCGGATAGTTACGGACGTGACAGACGTATTTATTTTGTGAATCGAGATGGTTTCACTTTACTTGCTATGGGTTTTACTGGTAAGAAAGCTCTTGAATTTAAGTTTAAATACATTGATGCCTTTAATGCTATGGAAAGAGCGCTTAATAAATTGCCCGAAGAGAAGCTTAATCCAGTTTTACAGGCTGAATTAGCAGTGACAAGGGCTAAAACGGCCAAAGCAAATGCGCTTTATCGTATTGCCATGGCCACAGCTTCTGAAACATCTAAGCAAACATTGTTAGCTAATGCTGCTAAGGAAATAACGGGTGAAATGATAATTCCGGCCTTACAGCATAAAGAATATAGCGCGACGGAGGTTGCTAAATTGGTTAATGCCTCTTCGGCTAATAAAGTAGGCCGTATTTGTAACAAACTTGGCTTAAAGGCAGAACAACCAGGGCAAAATGAATATGGCCGCTGGGCAAGCAGTAAATCAAAGTACAGTAATAAAGAAACACCACAATGGCTTTATTTTGATAAAGGCGTAACAGCGATTAGACAGGCAATGCTAAAAAATTAAAAGGAGCATTCCAAGCCTTTTTTAAGTGGCAAGGAGTACTCCTAAAAGAAGATTGGCATTACAGATAAAAATTATTAATCGGAAAATTGTTTAATTATAAAGTTTTCTTTTCATCATCGGTAACTGGATCTACATCGAGCAATAAACCGACAGAGTAAGCTATTCTAACTAATTCTCCATAATGTATGTCAGTCCAGTGTTGGCTGTGATCTGATTTTAAACTATCAAGAAATTCATTACAAAATTCATCCGCTTTTCCCATCAAGTTATCAAATTCGGGGTGTTCCAAGCCATCTACCGAATTTACGATAGTCCAGATTGATCGAAAATCTGAGTACGCAAGGCTAACATAGCCCAAAACAGCTTCACTCTTGTGGTCGGATGAATATAGGTCTGCATCACAGGCAACATCATTAGCTTTTCGAGCGTTTTGCATCGCAACTTTTAGCAGTTTTCCTAATAACGACTTGTAATGTTCAATGTTTTCCATTTTTGCTACCTCCTTTATTGATGTATTTAAAGCATAACAGAAAGGATTGATATTATGCCACAAACCTTGAAGGTAACAGTACCGGTGGAAATTCCACCAGGTTTTGTACTGATTAAGCAACAGCAATTAGACCACTTAACACAACAAGCTTTAACTGGTCGTGCATGGACTATGGCTGATTTGCGAAAAGTTCTTGGCAATAAGAGCGAAAAATGGATCAAAGAAAATACGATATGGAATCCCAAATTTAGTCATGAAATCAAACAGATGGAAAACGATCATGCCATTATCGGCGGTGGTAAGGGTTGTAACTACCGATTCAGGGCGTCTGTATTCGGTCCATTCTTAGAAGAGCATTGGAAGGAGTTCAACTGGTAATGATTTATTTAATTGCAGGCAGCCACATTGCTACTGTTCCAAGTTGGCTAGTTGGCCTAGTAATCGGAGCAGGTTTAGTCAAGCTAATTCAAATAATTAAAACAGGCAAATATAAGTCTTGGTTTGGGTGGTGATAGTAATGATTGATTGGGAGGCACTAGAACAAAGTGAAATGGAAAAAGAGGAAGAATACTACTTTGAGTGATAAAGCCTGGCGTAGAATTTTTGTCCTAACCTGGCTAGGAATTTTTAGCCTATGCATTGGGTTCTGGGCAACAGTGTTTAGGATGCTTTATCTAATTTTTAACTGAAGGAGGTGTTTGCAATTAAACATTGGCGGATTACGTTAACTGTTTGTGATGGCTTGATGCATAAGGATGTTTATGATGTCGTATTGCCAGAAACTGAACCAGTTGGCTTTAGCTATGGTTGGTTTTACATTGGTCAAAGCTTTGCCATTGAAAAGCGCTTGATTATCGCACACAAAATTGAAGAAATAAAAAAGCCCGCAACGGCCGCCACCATTACGGACAAACAAAAATAAATTACAAGCTAAGTATAGCACAGAGAGAAGGTATTAAAAATGGCGGAATTAACTAAAGACGAGCAGAAAATTTTACAACTTTATCGTGAAAGTGAATCAGTTTCATTTTATCAATTTGACAAACCGTTATTAAGAGCGAAAAAGTTTGTGGGCATTTTGGATACACCACAGATGATTAACGATGACGACAGACAATCAGTTCTAGTCTTAAGTAGCATTTGTAAAGATAACAAGGTTATTAGTGTTTGCGCGTCAGTCCCGAGGGTAAATGCCAATGAAGAAGCTTAGTGTGGGAGACCATGTCACCGTTAAAATTTACCGCAGTGGTAAAGACGTTTTGCATAACCTACATGGAATTGTTGGCAAAATTTATCATTTAAGCGCTTTGATTATTGTTGATGAAAAATATTTTAACTCTGTGACAAAGCTAGTTGGTAACGATCGGATTGTGGTTAGTTTCCATGAAATAGCAGAGCTAAATACACCGACAATTGATTTAAACGATATAAAAAGTGCGGTTATTAATTCCTGGTGCGAAGGCTTAACCACACCAGAGATTGCAAGCCGGGTTGATAAAAGTATTAGAACGGTTTATTGCATGTTGAAAAAGCTAGGATTAAAGCCTAACCGCAGAGGCAATAACCTGCAATGGATTTTTGGAGAGGATAAAAATTGTTGAAGCATACACGTATTTTACCTTTACCTGGCACAGAAGATGATGGTTGCCCACAGTTTGTCATTTTAAACAGCAAAGATGCCTGGGAAGTAACTAGTTGGATTAGTTGGGATGAAGCTAGAAATAAGAGTGCGTTTTATGTTGACGATGACACACTGAGGGACGCACCAGCTTGGATTAGAGCTGCAGGAGGGATGGAAGATGAGTGAAGAACCGTGTATATTTTGTGGAAAATATACTGATTGCCTACTTGAAGGTACTGTCGTAACAGATGGTAATGAAGAAGATCTAGTTAGTGTTGATATCGAAGGCCATCGTTTAGTTCTTAATAGTTGGGAAAATGGTGAACTTAGTCGAAGAGACATTGACTATTGTCCTATTTGTGGCAGGAAATTATGGGAGGAATAGGTATGGAAAATAAAGATACATTTTATAAGCACACGGCAAGTGTGTGTTTATTAAAGCAGCTGACTTAAACCAAAACAATAAGGGGTAATGCTATATGTACAAATATAAAATAACTGTTTTTAAAAATGGCGGTCAAAAACCACGGTAGCTAATCTAGAACGAAACCGTACTAGTTTAATGAATGATTTACGTGATGATTTGGCTTCTACTAATGATCGTATGATTCGTGATTTTGACAATCTATTAGTGGCTGGCAAGCCGGATATGATCAATGTAGATGAAATCACTAATAATAAACAGGAGGGCTAGTAAATAATGATTGACGTTAAAAGGCAAAACCCTGACGATGAGCGATTTAAGCTGGGAGAAATAGTAACAGACAACCACAAATACCGAGCAATGATATATATCGGCTGTAGTAATTGGGCAATTGGCCAGGATCAAGTGTGTAGGCGTGGCGCTTATAAATTCATGCTGCAATCAAAAACAGGTAATTCCTATTACACAATTTACTTGAGCCCAGAATATGTTGCTCATTACGTAAAAACCGCTCAGCAAACAGCAATATTAAATTAAAAGGAGACATTCTTATGACAACCTTATACGATTTAACCAACAATTATTTACAATTAAAATCTTTAGCCGCAGAAACGGACCCAGAAGTCTTTAACGATACGATGGACGCAATCACGGATGGCATTGAGGATAAAGCAATCGGTTACGCTAAGGTGATTAACAGCTTAAAATCAGAAACAGATGAAATAACCGCAGAAATCAAGCGACTACAGCAGCGGAAGAAAGCAGTCAATAACAATATTGGCCGAATGAAGACCAATTTAATCCAAGCTTTCCACACAGCAGAGATTAACCAGGTAAAGGATCCATTATTTACCATTAAGCTTTCTCCTGGCCGGCAATCGGTTGTCATTCATGACGAGAAAAAGCTACCGGTAGACGCTTACATGCCACAACCTGCCAGGCCATCAAAAACTAAGATTAAAGAACTGTTAGAAAAAGGCCGTGAGGTTAATGGTGCTGAGCTCGTACGTAAAGAAGCATTGCTAATTAAATGAAGCAGCTGCGAGACTATCAGCAAGAAACGATTGGCAATATTCTAGCTGAGCTACACCAAGGCCACCGCTCAATTATTGTTCAACAACCACCGCGGACTGGAAAAACTGTGATTATGGCAGAAATTGCCCGGCGAGCAACAAAAAAGGGTAATCAAGTCTTATTTATCGCCCATCGCAAAGAAATCTTAGACCAAGTCCGTACAACCTTTATTGAGCAAAACGTATCAATGGAACTTGTAAAAATCGGTATGGTTCAAACAATTAGCCGCCGTGTTGAGACGATCAATCAACCAAGTGTCCTGTTTATTGACGAGGCACATCATGCTTTGGCTAAGTCTTATCAAAAAATAATTACAGCATGTCCACGGGCAATTAAGCTATTGTTTACTGCCACACCTTGGCGGATGAGTGGCCAAGGCTTTGATAAAATTGCGGATACTTTAATTAATGGTAAATCAATTAATTGGTTGATTAAACATGGCCACCTGGCACCGATTGATTACTATGCGCCGAAACAAATTGAAAATAAACGGCTAAAAAAACACAGTACTGGCGATTTTACCAGTGAAAGTATTGAACAAGCCTTGAAGCCAAAAATCTATGGCAATGCGGTTAAAACTTATCAAAAGTTAGCTAGGAATAAACAAGCAATTGCCTATACCTATAACGTGGCAAGTGCGAAACGTTTAGCCCAGGCATTTAATCAGAAAAATATTAATGCAAAGGCAGTTTCAGGTAAAACACCTAAAGATGAGCGCAATGAGATTATCCGAGATTACCGATCTGGAAAAATCCAAATTGTAACCAACGCTGAATTATTTACTGAAGGTCTAGACTTGCCCAATGTTGATTGTGTCATTATGCTACGACCAACGCAGTCCTTATCGCTGTTTCTTCAGTTTTCCATGCGCGCCATGAATCCGCGTAAAGGCAAACGAGCAATCATTATTGACCATGTAGGCAACATCGAACGTTTTGGTTTACCGACAGTTGATCGCCAATGGTCTTTAATTGGTAAAAAAGAGCAAAACAAGCGACAACAGGCTGTAAGCGTAATTAAAGGTGTGACAGTTTGTGCTAATTGCTTTAGAACTTTTTACCGTAAAGGCGATGTTTGCCCCTATTGCGGGGCGAAGTTAACAGAAGACATGCAGCTAGATGTGGATGAAAAAGCTGAATTAGTTAAAGTACAAACTGAGCGGCGTCAACAATTAGCGCAAAAGATTATGACTGATGCCGTGATGCGCAATGTAGCTGATAAAAAGCCTAAAGATTTAAAATCACTTGCTGAAATTAAAGCTTACGCGAAATTAAAAGATTATAAGCCAGGTTGGATTTACTTTTATGCAAAACAGAGAGGGATGATTAGTTGAGTATACTACCACCAAACAAACCACAGACACCAATTGATACGCCACGTAATTTTTTTATCTATGGCGCAACGATGAGTGGTAAAAGCTTTTTAGCTGAACGTTTTCCCAACCCATTATTTCTTAACACCGACGGAAACGCATTAGCAAACAAAGCACCATCAATGCAACTACGTAATGTGCGTAATAGTGATGGCACAGCTAAAAACACTGTTATCGAGCAGCTAGACAAAATTATGCTAGCACTACAGACCGAGAACCATAGCTTTGAAACGGTCATTATTGATGTTATTGATGACGTCACCATGCTGATTGAACAGGCGGTTTGCCTCAAAGCTAAAGTTGATGCGCTAGCAGATATCCCGTATGGAAAAGGTTATGCCACATTTAATGCAGTACTGCAGGGGATGGTAATGGAGCTTAAAGCTTTGCCCGTCAATGTCATTTATATCAGCCGTGTAGCGGATGTAGAAGATGGTGACAACCATCGTGAAATTCCATCGCTTAAGACCAAATACTACAACGTGGTTAACGGCAATTGTGACTTAGTAATTCACACGCAAAAAATTGGCGAACGTTATCTACGAACGATTAAAGACAAACGAAAGAAATATTATGCAAGCCGCATTGATGACCCGAAAATTTTACGAATTTTAAAAGCAATTAGTGGTGCAATTACACCAGAACCAACTAAAGAAAAGGCAGGTAAATAATTATGAATTTAGCAGACTTAGCAAACCAAGAATTAGGTAACTTTGATCCAAAGAAAGACGCAATTAATAATACTAATCAAGGACTCCCGGCTGGCGACTATGTAGTGGCTGTTGAAGATATTTCACATCACGTTTACGAAAAAAGCGGCTATGACTGTGTTCGCATAGTATTCCAGGTGACAGACGGCGAACATGCCGGTGAAAAAGAATTCTACAACATCTCATTTGCGACCACAACTAAAGCAGGAAAAGAAATGCCTGAATTTGTGTTGACCCGGAACATGAAATTCATCGCAAAGCTAGGTGCGCTACTTGGCAAGCCCGTTAAGCCATCAGTATTTGCTGGTGCGAACGAAACAGACATTCACGAAGATATTGCTACTTTATTGCGTGATGGCAAAGGAACTTTAATCACATTGACAGTCACCTTTACGCCAAATAAAAAAGATCCTAGCAATCCATACAAGAATTATGAGTTAGCACCGGCAGAACAACCAGAGGCAATTGATGTAGACGAAAATGACATTCCATTTTAATCAAGAGGTGGGCTAAATGCAAAACTTGGTCAATTATGCAATCCGTTATGCTGAAAAAGGATTCAGTGTTTTACCCATGGCAAATAAAAAACCGTTAATTGCATTTGCTAACCGACCACCTTTAACTGTTGCTGAGATTAAGCAAATTTGGAAAACCAATCCGACAGCAAACATTGCCTTGCGGACAACTAACTTTTTCGTAATTGATATTGACCGACACGCAAACGGTGCTGATGGCTTTAAATCAATTCAACAATTAGGCCATCCTGAGCTATTCAAAAAAACTTTAAAACAAAGAACAGCTGGTGGCGGTTGCCAGCTGTTTTATTTAAAGCGTGAGGATATGCGGATCCATCAATTAATTGGCTGGCTGCCAGGCGTAGATGTTAAAGCACATATTAATAATTATATTGTGGTGCCACCTAGTCAGATTAAAGGCAAACCGTATCAGTGGGCCAATAGATTACCGATTGTAACTGCCAGCCTAGACCTAGTTAAAACAATTAACCGTAAACGTGCAACTAGCCACTATCAACCAGATACAGCAATTGTGAATACTGGCGAACGAACTGCAACAACCTTATTATTTGAACAAATTGCGACTGGCTTAGGTGATGTTGGTGGGCGCAACAATCAATTAGCAGCATTAATTGGCGGGCTACTTTTTCGCAACGTTAAAGTAAAAGCGGCATATCAATTAGCTTGTTTAGCTAATCAAAATACAATGGACGCTTTGCCGCAGCGCGAAGTAGATCGAACATTTGAATCAATTGTCCAAGCAGAAATTAGGCGAAAGGAGGTTAATACAACGTGACATTGGATAAAGAAATGCAACGGCTGGAGAAAATGCAAAGTGATACTGTGGTTAAAATGCCAATTAATTTCATTTTGAACCAAAACGGTAACGTTAGAACAAATAGTATTAAAAATATTAAGTTAGTTTTAGCACGTGATCCAGTTTTAGCTCACACTTTTGCCTACAACGAATTTACGCACGAAATTGTGGTCATAAAAGACGTTAAAAATTTGCATATCAAAAAAGGCGAAATGCGCGATGACTACACAGCAGCAGTTTTGGGCTACATTGAAGAGAAATATGAAGTATTGTTCCCACAGAAGATTTTTGAATTAGCATTAACGAATGAAGCGCATGCCAATAGCTTTAATCCAGTAAAAGATTACTTGGAAAAAGCCTACAAAAATTGGGATCATGAAATTCGAGCAGCTGATTTTTTACCCACTTTTTTAGGCGTTGCAAAAAGTGAAACCACAACTTTACAAACGAATTTGTTTTTTGTTGGCGCAGTAGCGAAAGTTTATCAGCCTATTTTTAAGTTTGATTATGTTTTCGATTTGGTTGGTGGTCAAGGCGCTGGCAAAACCACTTTGTTGAAGAAAATGGCTAATGGCTGGTACACCGATCAATTTACGGACTTTAAAGACAAAGATAGCTATGCCAATATGTTGCGAGCTTTAATTGTTAATGATGATGAGATGACTGCTAGCAATAACAGCGATTTTGAGTCATTGAAAAAATTTATTAGTGCAGAAATCTTAGAATTTCGTCGATCGTATGGTCGTCACAGCGAACGGCGCCCTAAAAGCTTTGTGATGGCTAGAACAACAAATGAAGTTACCTATTTAAAAGATAAAACTGGCGAGCGGCGTTTTTTACCGAATTTAGTCAATAAAGAACGTCAAATCCTGCATCCAGTAACAGATTTAGACCAAGAAACAATTGATCAGCTGTGGGGCGAGTTTGTTAGTTATTATAAAGCAGGTTTTAATTTTGGACTGACAAAAGTACAAGAAAAAATGCTGGAAACTAACCGCACTGAGTTTATGTACGTCGATGCAGTAGAAGAAGAAATTGACCAGTGTTTAATTACCTGGCCTAACGATTTTATTACCAGTGCAGATATTGCGATCCAGTTAGGTGAGAAAAATTTAATTGCTAATCGTAAATTAGCCCAAAAGATTAAGTATGTGATGGATAATCATCCTAAATGGGGGCGAGGCTTTAAAAAAGACGGTAATATTGCTAGAAGGGGGTATCGGCGGAAATGAATTTACAGTGTTTATAGGTAGTTTTGAGTTATCTCAGATAAGTGTAACCTGTTAATGTTCCTATAATATCAATGCTTATAGCCAATTGGTTTACACTACTACACTATTATTAATATAAAATATATATATTATATATAGCAATATAATGCATAGGGAAGTTAAAAAGAAGTGTAAATCTGTAAATTTGGTCCTAACCCCTTGGGGAAGTAACTAGGAGCTCAAATATTTATCTATAAATCACGTGTAAATCTTCCAATAAATTATGACTTCAGAGCATAAAATCCAAAATGATATACGGGTGGGGGTATCTATGGCAGGCCATATGATATTCCGCGCCAATGTAGGCAAAGTTAGAATGGATAATGGCGGTTGGTTTGACACTGGCTTACCAAAAGGATTTCCTGATTTATTCGGGTTTCGCAAATCAGATGGCAAAATATTTTTTATTGAATGTAAAAATGAGACGGGTAAATTGCGTACTGAACAAAAGCAGTTTGCTAAGGCAATTGAAAAATGGCCAGTACTATATGGCGTTGCTAGGTCAGTAGATGATGCCTTAGCAATTATTGGGGGTGATTGAGTGGAGAAATTATCACAAGAACAAATGCGCTTGATTACCACAGAAGTGATTAAGTATTTAGACCGGGAGAAACGGAAGCGGGTTAAGTCTGAGAAAGATTACCGCTTGCGTAACACTCAAATATTAGTAAAAGAATATCCTAAGCTAAAGGCCCATGTTGCGTCGCAACCAGAGAAGTTTGTCAGCGACGATGAGTATGAAATGGTAACTGGTGTTAAAATTAGCGATCATGAGCTGACTAAATATAATGTTAAAACAAAACATTTAATGGCTTATGTAGATATGATTCTAGAGGCTTACCAGCAAGTCTGCCTGGGCGGTGGGCCGAGTGACAAGCGGCGTTGGTGGATATTGCAGGATAGTTATTTTAATGAGCGGCGACTGGGCATGCATGCCTTAAGTAATAAGTGGCATGTAGACAAAAGTACGATTAGCCGTGAGCGCGCTAAGGCCATTCAAGATTTATCAGTGATGCTATTTGGGGTGGCAGGATTGCGTGACTTTCTGAAAGAGTGGATCGCTTAACATCTATGCAACAAATCCGCAACCATATGCAACTCTGTGCATGGTACTATGATAGTGTAGAATAAAATAATTAAATGTGAATTGTTAATTTACCTTTGACCTCAGTCTGATTTGGCTGAGGTCTTTGTTATACCATCAATCAGCTGGGAGGTTGGATCTTACTGGTTTCCTTAGCCAGGTAAGCCAGTTCGATTCTGGCAGCTGAAATATAAAGGAGTGATCGTGTGAATCGATTCCAGAAGCAAAAGATTGATCAGTATCTCAAAGAGCACAAACAATCATTAGATGATATCCAGCAGGCTTTCATCGACGCACTAACCATTAATCAAGTAAGTAATGAACAGGCAGCAGCATTGATGGTTGCCATCATGCGCAACTTAATGTTGATGCCACACAATGCCAAGCAACTACAGGCCTTAGGCATTGAGCCTAGTAAGCTAAGCATTGATGCTGTGACTGAGTTGATCAATGTGTGGGCCAGAGAGTATGCCAAGAACCTATGACGATGACACCAGTATTCCTACGGCAACTACAGCAATGGATCAAGGATAATGAGCTGATCAAGTTCTATCACTCACAACCATGGTACAAAGCAAGACAACAACGACTTAGGCTAGACCACTATGAGTGCCAGGTCTGCAAGGCTAGAGGTAAACACACACACGCAACAACAGTCCATCACATTCAACATGTTAAAGCTAAACCCGAGCTAGCCTTGGATTTAAATAATTTAGAAACAATTTGCCGGGCTGATCACAATGCTAAGCATCCAGAAAAGCTAGCGCAATTCAACACACCTAAATTTACAAATGCTGAGCGCTGGTAGCTCCCCCCCCGGCAAAACCAAATGGCAAATCCCTCGGGGAAACAAACAACGGGAAGGGGTCTGGACTAAATATTTTTATTAACTTTCGTGTGAAGGGGGTGAATACATCATGGCGACGCATAAAGAAAAAATTAAAACATCGCTGTTAAACCAATTGACTAATATGAGCGCTGATGCTGAACACTTTAAAGATTTGATTAATGATTATTTGAATTTTTATGACATTAAGAATGAGTTAGTAGCAGATATTAAGGCCCGTGGGGTTTCGGTTGAATGGCAGAACTCGGCGACGCAAAAGGGCTACAAGAAAAATGATTCGGTGTCTGAATTAGTTAAAGTCAATGCGCAAATGTTAAAGATTTTGCAGCAGCTGCATATTGAAACGACTGAAGCGGGTGATGATGAAGATGACTTCTAAAGTTCATTATCATCCGGCAATTGATGAGTATATGAATGGCGTCCTAGATGGTAATATCTTAGCTTGTCAAGAACAAAAGCAGCTGATGAAATTCGTCCAGAGTAAATTAAACGATCCTCATGCTATTTTAAAACGTGATCAAATAGACACGGTTCTATCAAATGCAGAAAAACACTTTCCGTGGCCGCTGCTCCCATGGGAAAAATTTCTGACCGCACTAGTCCACGGAGCCTATTATGATGATGGATCGCTAATGTTTGACGAAATTCTAGTCATGATGGGCCGTGGCGGCGGTAAAACAGGATATATGGCCTACGAAGAGTGGGAATTAGCCTCTATTGAGAACATTCGCAATTATGACATTGACATTGTGGCTACCTCTGAAGAACAGGCGACAACGTCTTTTAATGAACTTCATGATTTGTTGGAATCCCGCGAAAAATACTATAAGCGGTTTTTTAAATGGACGAAGAAACAAATTACCTTTCGGAAAACCAATTCAAAAATTAAATACCGCACGAATAATGCGAACACTAAAGACGGTGGCCGGCCAGGTGCTGTCTTTTTTGATGAAATACATGCCTATAAGGATGAAGATTCAATTAATGTTTTTACATCGGGATTAGGTAAAAAGCCACATCCGCGGCGTTTTTACATGACTACTGACGGTTATAATCGCGATGGTTTTTTAGATCAATTAAAAGAAGAAGCAAAAATGATTTTAGCTGGTGAACGGCCTAATCGTAGGACTTTACCGTTTATTTGTAAGCTAGACGATGCTGCTGAGTGGCAAGATAAAAAAATGTGGCAAAAAGCTAACCCGTCGTTAACGTATTTCCCGAACTTACAGCATGAAATGGAATCTGAGTTTGAAAAAGCGCAAGATCGGGAACAATCACGAATTGAATTTATGACTAAACGAATGAACATTCCGGCAATGAAAGCTAGCAGCCCGGTAGCAGAGTGGCCAGCGATTAAAGCAACCAACCAAGAAACTCCGGATTTACGAGGCCAGCCGTGTGTTGTTGGAATTGACTATGCGGATACGATGGATTTTTGCGGTTTAGGATTGTTGTTCAAAATTGGAAAAAAGTATTACTGGAAACACCACACTTTAATCAATTACAAAGCCTTGCAAGGTCGGCACTACAAAGTGCCACTGGAAGTCGCGTTTAAACGCGGTTTGGCAGAAGTAATTAATGATGAAACTAATCAGCCGAAATACATTGTGGACTGGGTGTTAAAACAAGCTGCCTATTATGACATCAAAGGTGTCGCTGCCGATAGCTTTCGGCGGAATTATTTACAACAAGAATTTACGAATAATGGGTTTGGCGACTTACTGCAGGCCAGAACTGGAATTAAAACCCATACTGAGTTGGAAAATAACATTGATGATTTATTTGCTTATCACAATTTAGTTTACTGTGACGATGATTTTATGATGCGATGGTATACGAATAATACGTACAAAGACCGCGATGCACGCCAAAATATTGAATATAGCAAAATTGAGCCGAAGTTACGTAAAACTGACGGCTTTTTTGCTTTTTTAAACGCTTATCAATTTCAGTCAATATTAAATAAGCCAACAGCTACCTATCATCGAGGTTTGCGAACAGTAACATTCTAGTAGGAGGTGAAAAATTGGGCTTTTTAGATTTATTTAAATCAAAATCGGAACCAATCCGAGTGAACGAAAATAAACAGGCTTTAGAACTGAGACAGCACCAATACAAACTGTTTGAAGATTTTATCCACGGCAAACAAGCTAATACAGCTTTTAAGTACTATGCAATCCAACTTTGTATTAATCGCATTGCCAATGCTTTAGTTAAAAGTGATTTTTTAACATTTGACCATGGCAAGGCGAAACAAGGTAAAGTTTGGTATCAACTCAACGTAGAGCCGAATCAAAACCAAAATGCTGCTGATTTTTGGAACAAGGTAGTTTACCAGATGGTGATGAATGAGGACGGAGCGTTGGTGATACAGTCAAAAATTAGTGGCGAATTGTTGGTAGCCGATGCTTATACGTTAAAGGAATATGCCTTTAAGCCTAATGTTTATAAACACATTATGATTAGTAATTATATGTTGCGTGAATCTTATCTGGAAAAAGATGTTTTCCATTTTAAATTGAATAATTCTAAGGTAAAACGAATTTTTGACGACATTTACCGTGAATACGGCACATTTCTAGGTGGCGCAATTCGTAATTATAATCGTAGTAACGCTTTAAAATTTGCGTTGCAGATTGACACTACGTTTGACCAATACAAGCAGAAAAAAATCACGGATGAAAATGGGCAGCCGGTCATTAAAGATGGAATTGAACAAACCGAATATGATTTTATCATCGATGACATGTTTGAAAACCGGTTGAAGCCGATTTTTGAAGAAAAAGACAGCGTGACACCGATTGAAGCCGGTCTAGAATTGAACGATTTAAACGCAGCGGGCAATAGTAAGACTTCTGGTTCTGCTGCCAATAAGACCACCCGTGACATCGCAGCCATGGTCGATGACATTGTTAATATGGCAGCGGATGCTTTTGCTATTCCACGAGGCTTGCTAAAAGGTGATACCGCAGACGCGGACAGCATGACGGACAATTTTATTTCATTTTGTATTAATCCACTAGCAGAACAGATAGCAGATGAAATTAATCGTAAGCTATACGGTCGCAATCAGGTTTTAAAGCATACCTATTGTAAGGTTAAAACTGATCACATTCGTAATTACGATATTACGAAATTAGCTACTTCTGCTGAGTTGTTAAGCCGGATTGGGGCTTGGTCATTAAACGACATCTTACGTTATTTAGACCAAGAACCATTAGACGAAGATTGGGCGGATAAGCATATCATGAGTAAGAATTATGCCTTAATCGAAGATGCTTTGAAAGGAGGTGAAGTGGATGACGACAAAAATGCCGAATAAGAAAATCAAGACAATATTTAATGTTGTTGAGGAAAAAAGCAAACCGGCACGGATGAATTTGTATGGTTTTATTGGTGCTACCTACTGGGATGACGAGGAACAATCAGTCACGACTAAGGCTGTCAACCAGGCATTGAAGGAAATTACTGCTGATGAGATTGATGTCCACATTAACTCATATGGCGGCGATGCATTTGAAGGAATTGGTATCTATAACGCGTTAAAGCAATCTAACAAAACTATTAATATTTACATCGATGCGTTAGCAGCAAGTGCAGCGTCAATTGTTGCGATGGCCGGTGACAAAATTTATATGCCTGAGAATTCGCAATTGATGGTACACCATGCAGCAACAATGATTTACGGTGACGCGTCTGATTTAGAAAGTGCTGTTGCTGATTTAAATAAAATGGACAAATCGTTGGTATTGACTTACATGACCCGTTTTACGGGTACTGAAGATGAATTGACAGCATTATTAGATGCAGGAACTTTTTTGAATACAGATGAAGCTGTGGCTTTAGGTTTAGCCGATGAGGTGATTGAATATGTGGAGCCACAAGAACCACAAGAGCCACAAGAACCGAAGGAACCTGAAGAGCCTAAATCGGTAGCTAACATCAAAGAAAAATTAATTGCAAAATATCATGGAAAAATCGCAGCAAAAGTGGTTACTAAGCATAAAAGACAACCAACGATTGCTGAAAAATTAATTAATTTAGCCAAGGAGGCGGAGTAATGAAAAATTTAGATTTAAATACAGAACAAGTTAAAGCCGCGCGAATTAAAATGTTTAATTCTATGCGCGATGGTAATGAAAAACAACAAGGTGAAGCTTTTAATGAGTTTGCCGAATCCTTGCAGAACTCGATTGGTGAGCAGGCACGGGAAACAATGCATGGTATGGCTAATGAAATGACCGATAGCAAAATCTTAGAGGCCCGCGGTGTTCGGCGACCAATGACAACAAATGAACGTAAATTTTTCGCGGAAGCGGCCAAAAAACAATCTTTTGACAACTTGGAAGAAACATTACCCGAAACAATTGTGGAAGATGTTTTATCGCGGATCCAAGAAGAACATCCATTGTTAAGCATGGTCGATACTCAAACAGTGTCGGCTTTGATGAAGCTAATTTATGCGGATCCAACCAAGCAGACAGCGTTCTGGGGTAAGGTTCCAAGCAACATTAAACAAATTTTAGAAGATGGCTTTAAGACTTTATCTTTAGAATCCAGCAAATTAAGCGGATTTATGGCAGTACCGAAAGGCTTTTTCCAACTGGGACCTACATTTTTAGCAACCTATGTGGTGACATTTTTGGAAGAAACTATGGCGGCAACATTAGAATCGGCTGTGGTTGCCGGAACTGGTAAGGACATGCCAATTGGGATGATTAAAAAATTAAGTGGTTCTGTGGACGGCGTTTACCCAGACAAACCAACAATTGAATTAGCTGATTTACAGCCAATGTCATTAGCAGGCATTCATGCAGCTTTAACTAAAGCCAAAACGGCTAATGGTCAGATTGCTGCCATTGTTAATCCGATGAGCTATTGGTCTAAATTATTCCCACAATTAGCGGTTGGAGATGCTGATAACAATTGGCATTTAATCACGTTACCAACTGGCGATACAATTGTCCAGTCTTACGCAGTCCCAGAAGACCGTATCATTTTTGGCGTTTTGAAAAACTATGCCTTAGGTGTCAGCGGCCAGATGGAATTGAACAATTATGACCAAAGTTTAGCCATCGAAGACATGAATTTATTCATTGCTAAGTTTTTCGGCATGGGTGTGGCTAAAAACGAGAATGCCTTTTTTGTTGCAGATATTTCTAGCATGTCTGGTGCCGAAATTCCGGCTCTAGAAGGTGATTCTGACGTTAAACGGCCGGGACGTTTTGGCGATGTTACCGAAGATGTAGCTAATGATAATGATGAACCAAAAGCTGATAGTGCAAAAGCTAGTGGCGCTAAATTGACTAAATAGTATAAGGCGGTGACTGAATGAATTTTACAGTTAGCCCTGAATTATTAGCAGAGACTAAAAGCCAATTAATGATCACGTTTGATGAACGCGACCCAATGCTGGAAAACTCACTTAAGGCTGGAATGGCATTTATCGTTGACCGCGTAGGGCCGTTAGATTTCAGCGAGTCGAATTTAGTGGGAATCAAAGCTAAAGATTTATTGCTAAATTATTGCCGGTATGATTGGGATGGTTACCGCCAGGCATTTGAGGCTGATTATCGCTCTGACATTTTGTCCTTGCAGATTGCGAATGGTATTAGACGGCGAGGTGGTGCTAGTGCAACATAGACTGACTAATTTTAACCAAGGTGTAGTCCATTTCGGTACTATTGAAACCAAACGTAATGCTAATCGCGAAAAAATAGGTTTTGAATTTAACGAGGCAGGATTGTTATTTTTTAATTATCGGCAAATCCGAGTGGAAGACCAGGATTATTTTAAGGTTGCCAAAGATAGTATGGCTAACTTAAAAATCGAAACCTACTATTATAATAGTATCGACAAAGAAAGTCATAAGGCTGTTATTAATGGTGATTATTATGAAATTACCGCAATCGATCCCAGCAATGACCGCAGAACAATGTTTTGGTATCTAGTTAAAAAGGGGGCTTTAAATGCACTTTATTGACCAATTTAAATTGAATAAATTTATTGAAATCATGAGTAGCCAAACGTGGCCACTTTTTGATACTAACCTGGAAAAAGACGAGATCATCAAAAATCCGTCTTTTTTTGTTTACTCGCAAGAGGGTGAAATTAGACCGGCTACGGCGCATAACCAGTATTTAAAAACTTTTACACTAGCTTTTTTAACACGTAAGCAAGAGCAATTGGATATTTTAGCCCTAGCTGAGCAATTACGGTTAGCAGGATTGCGTTTTACGGGTAGCGAAATCGATGAAGGTGAGTTTGCGGATACCAACCAGCGGGCAAAAATGATCACGTTGAATTTTGTGCATGTGATAAAGGTGCGTGAATAGTAATGGCTGTTGAGTTCTTTTTAAAATTTAAAAAGTCACAAGAAGTGCAGCGCGCTATGGCTAAAGTGCCCGACAAAGCAGAAAAAGCTGTCAATAATGTTTTAAGAACGACTGGTATTAATACGGCGATACAGGCAATAACTGGATTTATTCCAGTATCTGATCGCAATAAACGCCATGCTAAAACGTCTAATCCATTAAAGGGAGATTTAATGAATCTCGGATTTAAAGTTTACCCTCGTGGTGGTGCTGCTAGTAACAAGAATAGCTTTGGCTATTTAGTCTTTCCAAACGATGGTATTGGACCACATAACTATATCGCACAGGAATTTTTTGAACGTGGCGGTGAACAAGCATCGACGCGAATTTTTAACGATCTAATGACAGCCTTAGCAGAAGCGGCTGAATTATAAAGGAGGAATAGAATTGGTAGAAACACAAACAACCTTTGACGAATATAAGGTAACAAGTGCCTCAATCCAATGGTTTGATGGTAAAGAATATGCGCCTGGTGTACCACTGGGGTGTACAGGAAAACTTGAATTAGAAACAGAATTAAAAAGTGTTGTGAAAAAATGCGAAGGTGATGAAGTACGTCACGTTGACATTCCAACACAGATTACGGGCACATGGACGGGCCACTTTCCGGTTGAAAACTTACGTAAAGTTTGGGGCTTGTCCACCGATGGATTAAAACAAGGGGTTTACGCTTACGGTACTTCTAGCCGTCAGGGTCGTGGAATCTTAACGTTTGAAGTTTTAGATTTAGACGAACAAGTAAAAATGTTGCGCGCATTTACGAATATGCAATTTTCTAACGGTTTAACTTGGGAACTGGAAAATGGCGGTGAAGAAATTGCAGAAATTGAGCAAGAATTTATCGCGATGAAAGACGACAACAGCAAGTTTTACTACGAAGCATTGGAGTCTGAATTAGAAGATAGCGAATTAAAAACGTCTTGGTTAACTAAATTTACACCAGAATTGGCTTTGGCTGATCCAGCTGCAGAAAAGGCTGAGGCTGATAAAGCGTTAGCTGACCAGGCTAAATTATCTGATTAAAATTTAGAAAGGATGTTTTGACTATGGCATACGAGCCAACAGCATGGAAAAAAGGCGATGTAATTACCTCCGCTAAGTTAAATAAATTAGAAGCTGGTGCTAAAAATGAACAAGTAGGGCCTGCCGGAGAAAAAGGCGCAACTGGCCCGGCCGGATCTACGGGGCCTGCAGGTCCAGCTGGTAAAGCAGGGGCTAACGGCAAGGATGGTGCTGCTGGAGCAGCAGGCAAATCGGCTTATCAAACTTGGTTAGACGCTGGCAATGAAGGTACAGAAGCTGAATTTCTAGCAGCTTTGAAAGGACCAAAGGGCGATGCTGGTGCTAAGGGTGATAAAGGCGATCCCGGCGAAAAAGGTGCAACCGGTGTTGCCGGCAAAGACGGAGCTGCAGGTGTTGGGGTTAAGGCAATTACTTTAATGACTACTGACGGTAAAGTGACTGCTGGTACTGCTACCTTAACCAATGATAAAACAGCTGACATTACTGTCACAGAAAAACCAGCTTCTTAATTTTTTACAGTCGCTTAAAAAAATCACAGTATGCGCTGAGCAGGCGGCTATTAGAAAGGACAGAAAAATGACAAAACGTAAATTAACCTTTAACGATGATACGACTGTAACGATTAATCCGCGGATTTCAATAAAAAAATTACGTGAGTTCCAGCGCCAAAAATTACTGCCGGCGTCTTTATTGGAGGCCTTTATTAATGCAGATAAAGATCCGCAAAAAATGGAACCTTATTTAATTAACTCAGTTTGGATTGCCTATTTGAATGCTAATCCGACTACAAATATGACCCAAGCTGAATTTGAAGATAAAATCGGCTTGGATTTTGCTTTATTTGGTGAAGTGCTAACAGAAATGGTCGGTGGTACTGCTAAAGCAGATGCCAAAATGGCTCAAGGTTTTAAACGTGCAACAAAAAAATAAAGGCGGCTGATCGTGACAAAAAACGTAAGCCGCGGATTGTAATTACTGATGTAGAAGACTTATATAGTTTTTACGTTTTTTTTGTTGGGCTAGCACCAAATATTGTAGAAACCTGGAGTATTGCCGAGTTGAATAAATTGGCACGGAATAAAATTGCGATTGAAAATTATTTAAACTCATAGGAAGGAGGTCATCTAAGGGCAGGCAAAAAGGAAATCCAATTAGAGTACAAAATTATTAACCAGCAGTTTAAGAGCGCGATTACAGAAAATAATCGTGCAATGACCACCTTGAATAAGCAGTTCCGGCTGCAAAAGCAACAGATGCAGAGCTCAGCTTCTGAATCGCAAAAACTGGAGGCCGAGTTAACTAAGCTCAATCGTCAGTATGAATTGGCGCAAAACAAAACCAAGCAGACGTCTGATGCCTTAACACGAGTTAAACAAACCACCGGTGAAAATTCTAATGAAACGCGTATCTGGACGAATAAATTATTAGATGCGCAGCGGCAAGAGGAATTCCTTAAGAATAAAATTGACGGCACAACTAATAAATTAAAGTCGGCTACGCAAGCCGAGAGTGCTGCAGCTAAAGCCTCAAAAGCGAGAAAAAGCAAATTGCGAGCGTTAGCGACGGAGCAGGATCATTTAAAATCTAGTTCTACTAGACTTAGTAAAGAATATGAATTACAAGTAGCACAACTGGGCAATAATGCTAAGGCCTCTGACAAGGCAAAGTTGGCCAAACAATATTATGCTAAACAGGAACAGGGAACAGCTGCACAGGTGAAAAACTTAGAAAAGCAGCTATCCGTAGCCAAGCAAGAGTACGGCGAAAATTCTAGTGAAGTCGACAAGTTAAGTAATGAATTACTAGACGCGAAAAAGTCACACCAAGAATTTGCGAACTCTTTAGCCGAATCAAATAATAAATTAAAACACTTTGGCGAATCGATGACTCGGGCCGGTGGCAAGTTAAAATCAATTGGCCGCGGTATGACAGTTGGTGTGACCACACCAATTGTGGCTGGTGTGGCTGCATCTGTAAAAGCTGCTAGCGACTTTGATTCTGCTTTTACTGGTGTAAAGAAGACAGTTGATGAAGCCAAGGATGCAAATGGTAAAACCACCATTTCTTATAATGATTTGGAAGACAGTATTCGCAAAATGTCTAAATCAATTCCGGCTTCAACGACAGAAATTTCTAAAGTGGCTGAATCAGCTGGTCAATTGGGGATCAAAACAAAAAATGTGATGTCGTTTACCCGTACAATGATTGACATGGGGCAAGCAACGAACATGTCCTCAGAAGATGCCGCTCAAGCCCTAGCAAAACTAGCTAACATCACGGGCATGCCGCAGAAGAATTTTGACCGTTTAGGATCATCGATTGTTAACCTAGGGAACAACATGGCCACAACTGAGGCAGATATCGTTAATATGTCGTTACGGTTAGCGGGTACTGGCCACCAGGTGGGCTTAACCGAAAGCCAAATTACTGGGCTAGCTGCCGCAATGAGTTCTGTGGGGATTAAGGCAGAAGCTGGTGGTGGTGCTATGTCACGGGTAATGCAAAAAATCAATACCTCTGTAGCTGGTGGCGGTAAAACATTAGATAAATTTGCCAGCGTGTCGGGTATGAGTGCTAGCCAGTTTAAAAAAGCCTGGCAAGATGACGCTTCGCAGGCGATTGTTGCCTTTGTTAAAGGCTTAGGCAAAGCCAAAAGTAGCGGTAAAGACGTTACATCGATGTTAAAAGACATGGACATTAATTCTACGCAAGAAATTGATACGATGTTGCGGTTATCTGGGGCTGGCGGTACTTTATCCAAGGCATTGGATATTTCAGCTAAAGGCTGGAAAGACAATAGCGCGCTCACACAGGAAGCTCAAAAACGGTATGAGACCTTTAGCAGCAAATTGAAAATCTTGAAAAATAAAGTAACTGACGTTGCTATTGAATTTGGTGGGCCATTAATGGATGCTTTAGGGTCAGCCTTAGACGCATTGGATCCAGTATTAAAGGTGGTGGCCAATTTAGCTAAGAAATTTAGCGAAGCTAGTCCGGAAACACAAGAATTCGTTATAGCATTAGCAGCCATAGTAGCAGCAATTGGGCCATTATTATCAATTATTGGTACGCTAATGACTGTTTTTGGACCGATTGTGGCTGCGATTGGCGCTACAGGTGCTGCAGTTGTTGCCATTCCAGCCGCGATTACTGCAGTTGTGGTCGCCATCGGTGTTGCGACTGCGTATATCGTCACTCATTGGGAACAAATTAAGGAAAAAACCAGTGAAATTTGGAATAGCATTAAGGATTATTTGTCAGGAGTATGGAACGGTATTAAAGAAACTGCTTCAAGCATTTGGAATGGTTTAAAAGAGTTCTTTAGTAATTTGTGGCAGGGTATAAAAGATACCGCTGCAAATATGTGGAATGGATTCACAGAATGGATCAGTGGTATTTGGCAAGGAATTATTGCTGTAGCTTCACCAATTTGGAATACATTAGTGAACGTATTTAAAGTTGTTTTTATGACGATTCAATCAGTCATTCAAGGTGTCTGGCTTTTTATATCATCTTGGTTACAAGCTATTTGGCAAACAATTATTGCATTAGTCCAGCCCATTTGGGAACCAATTAAAATATTTTTCACTAATTTATGGAACGGAATTAAATTGGTTGTCACAACGGTGTGGAATGCCATTAAAACTTTCTTAATCACCATTTGGAATGGTATTAAAAATACCGCAATGATCGTTTTTAATGCGCTTAAGACAGTTCTCACAACTGTCTGGAATGGAATTCAAGTAGTTACTACGACTATCTGGAACGTGATAAAGGGTGTCGTTGTCGCCATTTGGAACAGTATTAAAGGTGCTGCTAGTTCAGTGTTTAATGCTATAAAGTCAGTTGTTACCGCAGTTTGGAATGCTATTAAAGGTGTCACTACCACAGTTTGGAACGCAATTAAATCGGTGGTTACTGGAATTTGGAATGGAATTAAAGGTAAAGCCAGTTCAGTTTTCAACGGTATAAAATCCGTTGTAACGACGATTTGGAATGGCATTAAATCGGTGACTAGTTCTGTCTGGAACGCAATTAAGTCAGTCGTTTCCAGTGTCTGGAATGGGATTAAAGGTGTTGCATCTTCGGCTGCAAATGGTGTGAAAAGCAAAGTGACCAGTGTTTGGAATGGTATTAGGTCAGTAACCTCCAGTGTCTGGAACGGGATTAAGAGTGCGATGACCCGGCCAATTCAAGCAGCTAAAAGTACTATTTCTGGGATTGTAAATCAGATTAAAGGCTTTTTTAGTGGCATGCATTTAAGTATCCCAAGAATTCACATGCCGCCGCTGCCGCATTTTAGTTTGAGCGGTCATTTTAGCTTGAAACCACCATCTGTGCCGCATTTAAGGGTTAATTGGTACGCAAAAGGTGGAATTTTCCGCAAGCCAACTCTATTAGGTGGCAATAATGGCGTCGGCGAAGCGGGGCCAGAGGCGGCATTGCCGTTAACTAAATCAGTTCTAGGTGAAATCGGTGATGCGATTTTTAGAAGTACTCACATTAATCCAGATGAGGTTAATCAAAGTCGAACAGTAAACACGTACAACATTACGTTTAATAACGAAATCAGCAGTGAGCACGATATTGATAACATTTTTGAGAAAACAGATCAATGGTTAAGCAGTAAAGGTGCAAAGAATAATTTTGGCGTTAGGGGGAATGCTTAATGACTAATATCTATATAGATGATATGAAAGACCAGGATATGTTGTTAAGCATGGTTGACCGTACTGACATTGAGGCCCCGGAGCCGGAATATGAATCGGAGTATATTGAAGGCCGCGACGGTAGTGTTAATCGGTTTAAATACTTTAAAGACGTTGAACAGACTATCGAGTTTAACATCTTAGAACGTTTTAACGTTAAACCACAATTACGCAAGATTAAAGCCTGGCTATTAAATGCTAGGACTTTTTATTTTTCTGACGATGACGTGTACCGTAAAATCAAGCGCGTGAAAATCGATGGGATTAAAAATGATATCGCAGAATACGGTGAGTTTAAAGTCGCTTTTACCTGTGATCCATTTGAGTATGCCAAAGAAGATGAAATTTTAACGCCTGCTAGTGGAACGGCAGTTAACAACTTTGGCACGTACAAAAGTTTGCCAATTTTTAAACTCTATGGCAGTGGTAAAGGTACCTTAATGGTAGGAAAAACTAAAATTGCAGTAAATCTGCAAAAAGAATATATGTTAATGGACTCTGAAATTAAAGAATGCTACTACACGACCACTAATTTAGGCAGTTATATGACGGGAGATTTTCCAGTTTTACAACCTGGGAAAACAATGATTACGTTTAACGGTGGGATTAGCAAGGTTGAATTACAAAGGAGGTGTCGCTATCTGTGATTAGGTTATATGCGGAAAATGAAACTAATTTTGATAATAATGGTTTGGCAGTATTGGACGCTGATATTAAAGAAAACACCGTTGAAGAAAAAATGAACGGGATTTATGAGTTTGATTTTGCCTATTTGAGTAGCGGGAAATACGCCAATCTGCTGGATGGCGACATGATCGTTAAGGCACCAACGCCAGACGGCAACCAGCTTTTTCGCATTATTAAAGTGACGAAAAATATTGGCTATCTAGAAGTCAACTGCTACCACATTTTTTATGATTTAGCTGGTAATTTTATCGAGGATATCAATATTGTTGGACAAAATGGCCAAGATGCCCTTGATCATATGGATACCGGAATGCAATACCCAACACGATTTAAGTTTATGTCTAACATGACGCAGGCTCGTAATGCGCGAATGGTACGGTTAAATGCCGTACAAGCTTTACTAGATGCATCCCAGGACAACAGTTTTTTGTCGCGTTGGGGCGGCGAAATTAAACGAGATAACTTTACTGTGTTATTTAATGACGTCCGCGGAAACGATAAAGGTTTTAAGGTGCAACACGGTAAAAATTTAACTGGTTACGAAGCGGAGATAGATTACTCTACTGTCGTTACAAAGATTATGCCGTATGGGTATGATGGTTTAATGTTGCCAGAAAAGTACGTTGATAGTCCGTTAAAGAATAAATATGCTTTTACTCGGATTAAGAAAATTGAGTATAAGGACGTTAAAGCAATTGACCCTGAAGCGACAACAACAGATGAAGATGCTGTGCCGTTGGAACAAGCTTACGCACAGTTACGAGCAGCGGCGAGCCGGGAATACAGTGTTAATAAAATTGACATCCCGACTTCTAATTTTAAAATTACGTTTAAAAATTTAGCTGACACGAAAGAGTACGCTGATTTTAAAGCTTTGGAAAAGGCCTTGCCGTGGGATTACGTTACGGTAGTGACGCCAGATTTTAATATTATATCACGGATGATTAGTTACCAGTACGATGCACTGACTAAGCAGTACAAAAAAATTGAGCTAGGCAATTATGTGCCAGCTTTTACCGATACTACAACCAGCCTTAACAATCAGTTAAACAACGTTAATGATGGTTTAAATAATCTAACTAATGACGTAAATCATGTGGCTAAATCAGCTGATGGTAAAAACTCAAATTATTACGGTCCTGACGAACCATTGAGCCCAGTAAATGGAGATTTATGGTACAAGAAAAACGGCGATAAAACGGAACTATGGCAATATGACGGTAAAGCAGTCCCACCTGGTTGGAAATTACTGGTTGATGATAGTACTGGCGAAGAAGTTAAACAGAAAGTAAAAGAAGTGGGAGAAGAGACTCAGCAGGCGATTAATGATGCAAATAATGCGGTGGCTAACGCTGGTTTTGCTAAAGACGCAGCAGAAAAAGCTAAAACAGACGCGGCTAATGCGTTAGAACGTGCTGTTACTGCGTTTGAACATGCAGACAGCATTAATGAAAGCTTAACTGCTGAAATCGACACAGTTAATAATAGTTTGGATTTAAAGGCCAATAAAACTGATGTTAACCGCATCGACGGCACAGTAAATAATTTACAGGCTGACATTAAATTACAAGCAGACGAAATAAGCAGCAAGGTTAGCCAGAATGATGTTAAAGGGATGTTAAATGGTTACGCCACTCAGAATTGGACGCAATCACAGGTTAAGCAAACAGCAGATAGTATTAATTTAACTGTTAGTAATGTGGAAAATAAAATTGACAATTTAAATTTTGGCTATCGCAACTTAATTCCGAACGGATCGTTTAATGATGGGCTAAATGGCTGGGAAAATACAAATCCAAAAGCTATTTATGTTGGAAGTGAAAAGCGTAATAGTAATAGTTTTGTGATGTTTAATGGGCTAAATGATGCAGAAATGACAGGTGCTGATTATATTGGTGATTTGATTAATACCACAAAAATTTCATTACAGCCAGAAACTGAATACACTTTACGAATTATTACTAGGAGTGGAATTTATAATCATTACTTAAGTTATTTAGAAGAACGAGATAAAAACGGTAAGGTTTTAAACGACCATGCTTTTAAAGTTCTGCAAACTGATGCTAGCGTTTATTCAAAAAATATACAACGATTTACAACCAATACCAATGCGGCAACTGGGACGTTTAGGGTTAGGCTTTATCCTGGCGATCAGTTTATGGCTGGCGAAATAATTTTAGTGCAGGGAAATAAACTGCCGCAAGACTGGATAGCTGCGCCCGAAGATATGGCAACTAAAACGCAGTTTACATCGCTTGAACAAACAGTCGAAGGCATTCAAGTTACTGCGAATAATGCGGTAACACAGACACAATTGACTGCTTTGAATGACCGTTTTAATGTGACCGTTAAATCACTAACAGCTGCTAATATTGTCCCCGAAATCGGCTGGTCAGGCGCTAAAGAAGCCTCTCATGATTTTTATAAAGGAGGCTACAGGTTATACCGCTTGGGAAATGAAACTACCAGTGAGAACTTTGCTAAATCAGAACGTTTTGCGATAAAGCCTAACCAGAAATATACGTTAAGCTTTATAGGTTTTGCAGCTAGCAATGTGGCTAGTATAGATGTGTTTATTTTAGGGAGACAAAACGGTAACACAATCGATTACGATCCTGCAAAAATACAACTGATTGTAAATAAAAAAAGGCTTTCGGCATCGAATGCCGAACGAGTAGAAGTTACTTTTACAACTCATGATATTGATGAGGCATATCTACGTTTTGATAATAACAGCTCAACTAACGGAAAATTTGCTGGACTATACTTTGCTGAAGTGCAACTTGAAGAAGGTACAAAGGCTACATCATTTAAGCCAGTAGCTTCACAAAGTATGGTTGACTTAACTAGCGACCACGCGCTGGTCTCAGCTAATAAATTGTATTTAGACGCTAGCACGGCCGTTTTTTCTGGAAAAGCTTTTATTCCTAACGCTGCAATTGCAACTCTAAATGCCGATAAGATTACAACCGGAACTTTAAATGCGTCAAAGGTAAATATAATTAATTTAAACGCTAAAACAATAACCACGGGCACACTTCGTGGAGCTAATTTGAGTATGAACTTAAATACAGGACAAGTTGTATTTAAGAAAGGGTATATTACTAGTGCAAACGGCCGAATTAGATTTGACCTAGACCGAAACTATTTTCAAAGTCTAGATATTTCAAATAATGGATTTATGGCTGAAAACGGAGAATTTGTTTGGTATCAGAATTTTATGGCTAATAACAAAAATGAAATTGGAAGAATTATGTACGATGTATTGGCAGAAGGAGACGCTGGTATGATAGTTCAGGGGAATACTGGCGTTGAAATGTCTACTAAAAGTGGTAAAGCTGCAGTTGCGCTTGGAATGGGAGGCCTTTCATCCAAAGCTGATGGTATAAAAATAACGGGAGATCCTTATATTTTTGGAGACCTTGATGTTTTAGGCAAAAAGAATGCAGTACACGTTACTAACGACGGACTAAGAGAGACGCCTGCCTACGAAACTACAGAAAGCTATTTAGGTGATATTGGCGAAGCAAAAACGGATACTAACGGAATAGCCAATGTTGAAATAGATACTATTTTCCAACAAATCATTAATACTGATTATCCTTACCAGGTTTTTATAACGCCCTATTCTAAGGCGCTTTTTTGGGTTGCTAATAGAGAAAAAAATACTTTTATTGTCTGTTCTAGTGCTCCTAATGCTAAGTTTGCCTGGGAAATAAAAGCAAAACGCCGTGGGTATGAAACTGACAGATTAGAAAAAACAGATATTAATTATGAACAACTAAATAAAGCCTATACAACAAAGAGGAGCTGATACAACAATGACACAAACGCTAAAATTTAAAAATGTTGAACTAGTCGCTGTCGGCAATCTGCTGGGTGCGTTAAATTTAAAAAGTAAAGCTAGTCGTGGGCGGTCTAAACTTTTGAAATTGATTGTGGCCAAGAATGAGGAATATGCGGCTGATCGCAAGGAAGCTTTAGAGCCTTACTTTGATGATGGCCAAGTAATTAAGACTGAAGAACAAGAAGCACGTAAGGTTGCCTTTGAGCTGGAAAATGAGGCCACAGTTATTACCATCACAGAATATGTAGAAAAATTAAAGTCTCTGTATGAAGCAATTAAAGACTATCCTTACGAATTAAAAAATCAAGACGCAACTGCCTACGATTTATTAATGGATCAATTGGAAGAAAATTTTGAAGGGAGCAATAACGATGGAAATTAGAATGACTGACTTGAATTATAGTTTTAATGATAACGGTGAAGCGGTGGGGACATCCGTTAGCTTTAATGGTAATGAGGGTGCTAGCTTTATCAACGGCACGATTAATCTGAACAGTGAGGATTTAACCGCTAAACAATCTTTTACTGACTTGCCTATGAGCGAGATTGCTAATATTGCTCGCACTAAATTTGCTGATTTTACAGCAATGGCAGGTGATTAAGTTGGAGGAAAAGAGTGATCATAAATTAATTCAAGCACATGAAAAATTGCTGCGGGACCACGAGAAGCGCTTAGGCCGCGTAGAACATGAAATGTTGCAGATGCACAAAGAATTTCTACAGGGATTGGATCGCGTAGACCAATCTAATAAATATCTGCGGGAACAAAACAACGATATTCTTGGAGCGATTATTAAACGCAATGAAACTGAAGAACAACACAAACACCAGCTGCAACTGATTAGCCGCAAGAATATGTGGCAGTTAATCATCGGGATTAGCTCAACGACTGGACTATTATATATTATTTTGCAACAGCTGTTTAAAATTTTATAAAGGAGGCAGCTATGAAAAAATCAAATAAACTAAAGGTTATCTTAGGAGCGACTGCATTTGCGGCCGCTCTTTTATTTGGGGCCACTAATACTGCTAACGCCTACAATGTGGATAAATCCTTTGCTTTAGGCGCCAGTGAAGGTTCAAGCCAGGTAGCGAATAATAAATATGTAGTCTTACATGATGTCGGGACCGAGTCTGGCGCCCGTGACAACGCCAGCTATTTTAAAAACAACTGGAATAGCAGCTACACTTACACTCAATACGTCGTCGGTGACGGTGGTCAAGTCTACCAGGTTGGCCAACCAGGCTATGTTGCCTGGGGTGCTGGTACGTACGCCAACGCAAACAGTCCTGTGCAGATTGAGCTTGGCCATGCTAACACCTATGCACAGTTTAAGCAAGACTATGCTGCCTACGTTAAGTTAGCACATGACTCTGCCAGACAGTTTGGCATCCCGTTGCAGTTTAACAACATCAATGGCGGGATCATTACGCATAATTTTGTTAGCCAAAATATGTGGGGTAACCATAGCGATCCAGTCGGTTATTTGAACAAATGGGGTGTATCTCAGGAGACATTAGGCAAGGATGTAGTAACTGGTGTTTCTAGTTTAGGCACAGCAGACCAACCCGTGGCTGACAAGCCTGCTAGCAATCAAAACCCTGGCACAACCAATAGCAATCTGCAACGACACCTAGCTGCAGGTTTTAAAGCCGAAAATGGCACGTTTGTCAATGGTGATACACCAATCCAAGTGCGCCATCTGGCTGGGACTGGTGCGCTACGGGCTGGCATGCTACCAGCATATGCGTCCATCAAATACGATAGCTGGATCAACTACGACGGTTACACATGGGTACATTATGTGGGATACAACGGTAGGGATCTGTATTTACCGGTGCATCCGACGGGCACGACTAATAATCTCTGGGGACAATTTAAATAATTTGTATAATAATAAAACCTATAATCTCGATTAAGAGACTATAGGTTTTATTTTTTATTATAATTTAGATGCAATAATATAATAATTACTTAT